TTATCCATATTCTGTGCATCTTTAGTATCTCTAGCAACACCAGGTTGATCACTTGCACCACGAGGTAATGTCATTATTAGAATATACTTTGTAGGTTTTGCATACCCACCAGCTGCCTCAGTAAATGTTCTAAATCTGTTTAGTGAAGTATTAGGATTAGTTTTTCTTCTTAGTCTAGGATCTTTATCAATTCTATCGTAAGACCTATCTCTAGGTAAACCAATACGAATATCGTATCCTCCTATCTTGATACCCTTACGATATATTGCCATTAGACTACTCCTAAATCCTCAAATAGTTTTCTATTTTTTAAATGTTCTTCTTGAATATCGTCTTTACTTTGCCCATAATATGCAACAGCGTGACCTTGATCACACATCTTTTTGTTTATATTCTCACCATCGCAAAATATCTCACCAAGAATACGGCCAAACTTACCAGTCTCTTCACCTTTATGTGTTTTAATTACGATCTTCTCTGCCTCTTTCAAGTGTTCTTTTAAAAACTCTTTAGACATAAGACCAAATTTCTTTTCTACTAAATCTCTTGTCCTACTTTCAGGTGTATCAATACCGAATAGTCTTACTCTACTCTTATACATTATATCAAAACCTAAATCAATGATAACATCTATCGTGTCACCATCTATAACCTTTGTTACCTTATTAACTCTGTATGAAAAGTCTGTTGGATCTCCTAACTTTGCCATTATATCATTTTCCTTGTATCTGTATAAACTTTTGCATCTGTGGCGCCAACAAATCTTTGAACAGGTAGATTTAGTGCAACAGGCATTTCATTTACTCTTATATTTAAAAAGGCACTTCGTACTTGACTAAAAAGATAAGACTTGATAGATGGTCTCACAGCTCTAATACTTGATATCTGTCTCCAACTTACATTTATGGTTGTTTTCTCATCAAAGTTATTATCACTAGCAAACGATAACATTCTTCTAAACAACTGTACCCTTAGTCCATAAGGTAAATAATGAAAGTTTATACCCCAAAATCTACCACCTCTTTGTTCAGTAGGTATGATTAGTGGGAATCTATCATAATAAGGTAAAGGTGCACCGTATGTTTTTGCCTGATAACCAAACAAATTCATAATACCAAACTTAGGTGTTGCTGATGCCTTACCTTGATTAATCAATTTTCTTGCTGTAGTTCCTGTGCCTACTGCATTTCTCACTTTAGTTCTATACCAGTCCATAGACTTTCTAGTGTCACCTGCTTGTTTGACTATACTGTCTATAACTCCTGCCATACTACTATTTATACTGTATAGATTGAAACTTTTTCAGATTTACCCTTGACTTGTACCTTATCAACTAGTCTAAATGCCCACTTAGGTTTGTCTATTCTTTTGACTGTTTCCTCGCCTATAATTATTGTAGTATCATAGTTTTTACTTGTACCTTCTAATCTACTTGCGAGATTTACTGCATCCCCTATAACTGAGTAGTCAAATCTTTGATCAGATCCCATATTACCTACTAAGGCCTCGCCTGAATTGATACCTATGCCTATCTTTATTTCGTGACCAAATGCGTTCTCTTGATTTAACTCTTTTAATCTTTTCTTAATTAATACTGCTGTCTTGACTGCCTTGTATGCGTGATCAGGACAATCTATTGGTGCATTCCAGAATGCCATAATACAGTCGCCCATATATTTGTCAATAGTACCATCCATCTTCATAATTAGATCAGTCATAGGTGTCAGAAATTTGTTAATGACTTTTGTTAATCCTTCTGGATTGCTTTTATATTGCTCTGATAGTGGTGTAAATCCTCTTATGTCCATAAAGAAGAAAGTCATATCTCTAACTTCACCACCTAGTTTGAGTAGATCAGGATTCTGTTGCAACTTCTTGACCATCTTTGGTTCTAGATAGTGTTCAAACTGTTTCTTAATTTGTTGTTTCAATTGGAACTCTAAAACAAATCTATTGAAGATACTATGCATACCAACTATGGTAATAATAATTATCGCCCAACTTACATCTGCCAATATCAAATACTTAGCAAAGAAAAAATAAGAGACATATATCAGACTGATATAGGTAAGAATTAGGAATAGACCTATAAACCAATAAGGTGTAAATCTTGCCAATATCACTATTAATACACCTAGGATAATAGAAACCAATAATTCTAGTAATAGAGAGTAATCATATCTATTGATTTGGTCTCCGTCTAATACCGTCTGTAAGGTCGAAGCAGATAACATATAATCGTACTGTTCCCCTATCGGTGTTGCCACTATACTAGATAATCCCTCTGCTGTCAAGGCAATAATTACAGTCTTACCTGCAAACTCGGAAAAGTCTTGACTCGCTGCTGACAATGTGTTATAGTCTTTGTTCCATCTTAACCAAATTCTGGCGTGTGGATCAGTCTCAATGGTATCATAACCTGGCACTCTAACAGCAATAACTCCCCCCTCGCCAGCCTTAATCTGATAACTAGGATCGCCTGTTGCTACTCTAATGGTCTCTAATGCTATTGCAGGATAAGTCTCATCACCAATCTTCATAATTAATGGTATTCTTCTAACAACACCATCTACCTCAGGTGCTGTGTTTATCACACCCACGCCATCTGCATATTGTCCCAATTCAGGTATCGGTCCTAACATACCTGGCCATTCATACAACCAAGGTAATGGATCACCTATCTTTGCAACACCTCTTGGCACAGCATTCTTGTTTATTTGTGTAGTGCCAACCTGTGCAATAACAACACCCATTTGATATATTGTATTAACAAATGCCTCATCACCACCCATTCTATCATATTCAGAAAATAATATAGGCATAACAATTATACCTACCTGTGCTTCTCTTAACTTGACAACAAGATCAGCAAGTACCCTTCTATCCCAAGGCCATTGACCATACTTTTCAATAGACTCTTCATCTATTGTGACCACACCTATATCTTCAGATAATTCTTTTGTTTCTGATTGTAATAAAAAGTCGAATGACTTTAATCTTAATATTTCTTTTACCTGTGGATCGCCTAGACCTATAAAGGTAAGTATTGCTAGTGTTAGTAGACCTATTGTCCAATGTGTAAATATCTTCTTCACGACCATCCCATTAAAAATTTTGTTTCATCAGGCACCATATGCATACCGAATGGTGGATCGAATGTTAATTCAACTGTACAATCTTTTACACCTTCTACTTTTAATCCTGCATTTTTTATGTCTTGTTGAATTTGATCTGCCATAGGACAGGCAGGACTTGTTAGTGTGTGTTTTATATTTACAATATCATCATCTGATACTGTTATATCATATATCAATCCTAGTTTTATAACAGAGACACTAGGCATTTCAGGATCGAATACTTTTTCTAATTCATCACCTACTTTTGATATTATTTTATTTTTCTTTAGATTAAGTGTCATTGATTAAGAGTCATAGTACAATACGAATGCCCGCACCATAGGCTAGCATTATAACTTTTATTATTTCCTGTTTGTGTTATAGTAATTGAAGATCCATTGCTTGTTCTGCCATCAACATCTATATCAATATTATTATCATTACCCACCTGTGAGAAATCTAATTCAAAGTTATCCATACTTTGTACATCTAGATCAATATTATTATCTTCGCCATCTTGTAAAATATCAAGATCACCGCCATCAGTAGTTATGATAGTTAAATCAAAATCATTTGCATTTGCTTTGTTAGGTATAAACCCAACTAAAAAATACAAACTAATTAGACTGAATAATAGTAATCTCATTTACATTTCCTCCTATTTCATAATCATAAATTTCATCATCACCTTGTATAATATTTATATTGTACCCATACTCTTGATCCAGTCTCAATTCAAGGTAGTTTGCCTCTGTTTCTCTTATTACTAACCATTCTGGTTCTTCATTTAATATTATGATACCAGTTTCTTCATCTTTACCTATGATGACACCTGTGCTTGATTTTTTCTTATCAAACTCATTTCTCATTTGTTTTGCTAGTTGCTCATTCAACTGTTTTAAAATGTCACCTAAAAAATTCTGTTCTAAGAAATCTATATCAAGTGCTGTTGCCCAAGCACTTTCTTCTTCCTCTAAATAATCTTTCTCTAACTCATCAAATTGTAGAAAGTCAATATCAAGTGCATCTGCAACTTCGATATAATCTGAGGCATTCATCTCTCTTGTTATCTCACTAGGTCTGGCAATAATCAATAGATTGTTTATCATATTTTCATCTAGACCTAATATAACAGGTTTCATAGGTGTACTAGAAACTGTATCAACAACAGTTGCCTGAAATGCCTGAGATAATATAACTTGGCCTGCATCTGACTCTACTGATATCTCACCCACATAACAATTACCATTTGTGTCGCAAGATGGCAATAATATAATTGTAGAACTACCTAACTCATCTACGGTCATAGAGAAGTCTGTACCTCTAACACCTATTGTTGCTGTGGGTGTTGTTATCTTTATACTTGTAGGATTGTTTTTAGCAATTTGACCTGAGGCATATCTTACTGTGCCTAGACTTGCCTTTAGTGATAGTTTACCTGTCTTTTTATTAGGGTCATAAACAAATTCGTCTATGACAAGTTTAGAGTGTTCGGTAACATCAACACGAGTCGTATCAATAAACTGAATTGCTGTTTTACTCTTTGCTGTTCTGATTGTATCATATGAGAATATATCTAAGTCAACCTCTGAGGCGACATCTTCACCTATTTTTCTTTCAATAAGACTTTCGCCCTCTTGTATTATGACATTACCTATACTTGCATATAAATCTCTTGTCGTAAAAAAAATGGCGCCGATACCAAGTACCAGCACCATAATTCTTATCAACAATTTATTCATTAGTCTCTTTGTATAATGTCTATATCGTGATTATCTCCTGAAGTTGTTAGATTTAACATATTATCATTTACTCCAGATTGTGTAATGTCAACATCAGCCGTACTACCTGTGTGGTTATGTATGAGTGTGTGACCATTTATATCTCCGTTACCATCAATATCAATTAAGTAATTATTTGTATCACCATTAACTGTAAGTGTTAGAATAGCACTTGTACCATCTATTGTAGCAGCAATAACATTTGAATCAGAACCAGAAGCACCAGTTATATTAACTGTAGCATTATTCGCTGATGAAGTTTCACCGATATCTAAATCAATATCTTGCGAACTACCTGTCCAAGTTATGTTTGCAGTAGCAGTGCCACAACTTGAATTACTTCCACCACTATCACAATTAAAGTCAATGTTATTCGAGTTACCAGTTATCTCCCAAGTACCTGTGTAGTTTGCACCATTAATATCAAAAGTAATAACATTCGAGTCACCTATTTGTTTGATATCAAAATTTGTTGTTGCACCGATTACACTTGACGAGGTTGTAGAATTACCGATAGTGTTATTTTCACCATCTTGTAATATATCTAAATCTAGAGTATCACCAGATTGTGTAATATAGATATCGTTTGCATATGCTGTACTAATCATCATAAACATAATTAGTATTAGTTTTTTCATTTATAGTTTCCTTTAACCGTTTAATTTAGAAGGTCTTAATTTAGTTTTCCACAAACCTTTAATCTTACCCTCATCTAGTATTTGTAATATACAATGCTCTATTGCCGATCTCAATGCATAATTGACTGGTTCGTTTACGGCAACACCAGTCTCTAATTCTAGTGCCTTTGTACCTAAATCTAAAAATCTAAATACATCTCTGCCAGTTTTATAACTCGCAATAGATTTTGTTGACGATACAGCGATCATAACTTCACCTGTATGTACTGACACAATTCTCATAGATACAGTTACCTGATCTACTCTATATTCTTCGTGTATACCTATGCCAAAATATCTTGCACCGTCACCACCACTCTCAACATTTGCGTCATAACCTACAACAGCACCCTCAAATATTAAACCAGCAAATAGCATAGGTTTTAATACTGATTTACCTCTTTCTTCTCCATCATATAATTCAGTTGTTGATCTAATTAATTGTCTTTCTTTTACTAAGTTATCAAGACCTTCTCTTTCAACAACTCTAAACCAAGTGCCTTCGCCAGTCTCTTTGAGTGCTTGTATCACCCAATTAGCAGATCCTTGAGATACTGCCATACTTAACTGAGAAAACTTAGTGTTGGGTTTTCTTTGACCAGTCTGATCTAAGAATTCATATACAGCAACTGTAATAATTTCTTGATCTAAGTGGTCGTAATACTTCAATATTTCACTAGTAGGCGTACCGTATGCCTTAGGTGGTTCTTCTTTATATGGGAAGTCACCTGGTACAGTAGCACAACCAGTCAACAGCAATACTAAGAATACAATAACTGCTTTCATTAGAATACAAAGTCGCCTACAGGAACAGTCATTGTGGTAATTGCACCAGCAGTATCAGTTATTGTTAATGTAATATTTCCTGTTGTTGTATCTTTGATCCAGTAGATTGTAGATCCTTCAACATCTGCCGTACCACTAGTCGGGCAGGTTGTAGTCTCACTATCGCAAGAAGTACCGAACATATTATCTACTAACTGTTTTGATAAGTTAGCATATATTCTACTCTCAACATTCTTTATAAATTTATTGATTGTAGTATTATTTTCTTCTCTCTTTGCGGCTGAGGCAGCAGACTTAGCATCATCTTTTGCATCTTTCTTTCTTTGATGTTGTAGTTGGTCTACACTCAAAGCGTGAGTGCCATATCCAACACCACTAAATGCTGGATTGTGAAATCCAAACTCTAATTCTGAAGCGCCAACATATTTGATTGTGTTATCAAATGCCCACCCAAGTATCCATAATAACACAGCACCGAATAACACTACTTTTAATAGTGTTTTCATACTACTATTTATAATTTTTACTTGCGGTGAATTTTCTTTTTTTCGAGGTTTTCTTTTAATTCGATTGTCGTTTTGACTTTAGATTTCAACCTAATAATATCATTATCGAGCATACGAATACGATCTATAAGTGCTATTAGGACAGTATTTGCCTCACCTAATTTCACCTTGATTTCAGTAGTAATAAATGTGTATATAAAATAGATGAAGTATGCCAT